AGCAAAAATTTGCCAAACAACTTGTTTATCCTGTATATTTCAGAAACTTAACCATAATTCGTAGGCCATGGACAAAGATATCGAACCATCGGAACAGTACGAAGTCCCCGAGCATGTGGAATTCCAGTCCAAAATGCCGTACATGGGGCTACATACTAATGAATTAACGGTCCAGGAAGAGCGTTTCATCAATTTAATAGCAAGTGGCATGACAATTACTGCCGCTGGACGTGCTGTCGGGTACAAAACACGGCATTATGCCAGCAGGGTTGCTAATAAACCCAAGATTAAACAGGCACTTGACTATCTCAAACAGGAATTACGCGAAGAAACCAAGTTTACACGAGCTCATGCACATAAAATGTACATGGATACGTACATTGCGTCTGCAAATGCTACAGAAATGAAGGGCACCGTGGATTCTTTGTGTAGGTTGCACGGATTACACCAGCCTGATAACGCAACTCAGGTCAATATTAACGTAAATGGGGTAAAACAGCTGGAAAGGATGAGTGACGAAGAGTTACTTAAGATAGCTGGGCACTCCGAAAACTATCTGGAGCCTGATAATGGCTGAAGAAAGAAGTACTTTTAATTTTAAAGAAGCCGATGTAAAAAGTTTTTTGGATAATCCTTCAATTGAGGGTTTTGGTAAACTTACTGCAGGTGCAAATGCTGCAAATGTCCGTCCTTCTGCCCCAAATATGGAAGAATCTTCACAGCGTATGGAGATGTCTAAACTAGGTAGAGGTGCTTCTAATGAAATGGGTGGGAATTTACATGGCGCTCTTCCTAAATCTGACCCTCGTAATAAACGGAATAAGTTAAATACCAGTATAGGGGGTTCTATCGAAGACGTGCCCCTGTATTCTAATGAAAATGTAGGTATTACAGGTTCGGCAAGAGCTAACATATCTAATTTAATCGGGGACCTTCCCTCTGTTTTAGCTACAATTGGTGGTGTAAATATAACTTTTCCCAAAAGCAGCTTTGGTATTGGTGTAGATTACGGTGAAACCCGGACATTGGGTGGTATGCCTTCGAATACCTATCAAACGGGTAATATTTCTGCCAGAAAAGACAATGTTTTTGGGGGGACTCTTGGTGCTAATGTAAGGCTTGCTGAAAATCAAGACCCGTATTTTGGCCTAACTTATAATAAAAGGTTTGATTAATGCAAATAGCACCAATAAACAGGGACCATTACCAAAAACCTTTGGTACCGCAAAATGAACAACGGCCTCAACCAGAGCCAAAAGAGCTTGTTGAGCGCAAGAAACCAGAGACCAATAAAGTGGATAAATACGTATAGATGTCAGCAGTACCTGAGACACAGCTATTCGAGTGTTACCGATGCCACATATCACGGCCGGTAACTCTTTTTGCAGAAAACGATAAGCTATGTGCGTATTGTAAAGCAGATATATCCGAGGCTTTACCTGCTCCTGAACAGAAGGTAGAGGAAAAGGTAGAAGAAGAGAAAGACGTATCGGCACAGGATAAAGCTCGTGCAGAACTGGCTTTACGTTTCCTTACAAGAAAAAGGATGTTGCCTTTTGTAGAAAGGTTTAATCCTGATTACAATGCAGGTTGGGTACACAAGGACATTTGTGCGAGGTTGGAACAATTCAGCCGTGATGTAGTGGATAAAAAGTCACCACGGCTAATGTTGTTTATGCCTCCCAGACACGGTAAGAGTACACTTGCATCAGTGGCCTTTCCCGCATGGCATCTGGGTAGAAACCCCGCCCATGAGTTTATAGGTTGTTCGTATTCCGGATCGTTGGCCATGGGCTTCAGCCGTAAAGTACGGCAGTTGTTACGTGAGCCGTCTTATAAATCTGCATTTAAAACCAGACTTGATCCGGATTCACAGTCAGCCGAAGCATGGTTAACGGTCAATGGTGGTGGTTATGTAGCCGCTGGTGTTGGCGGGGGTATTACAGGTAAAGGGGCCCATATTCTTTTAATAGATGATCCGATTAAAAACAGGGAGGATGCAGAATCCCAGAATAACAGGGGTGCTACGTGGGATTGGTATACTTCCACCGCTTATACCCGACTGGCGCCAGGTGGTGGTATTCTTGTTATTCTTACCCGATGGCACGATGATGATTTAGCAGGTCGATTATTGAGAGCTACCACGGAGGGTGGCGACCATTGGGAAGTTGTCCGTTACCCTGCAGTTGCGGAAGAAGATGAGAAGTTCCGTAAGCAGGGTGATCCATTGCATAAAGAGCGATATGGCCTTGATGCACTGGACCGGATTCGTAAAGCAGTTGGACCAAGGGACTGGTCTGCACTTTACCAGCAGAATCCGGTGGCGGATGATGGGGATTATTTTACGAGGGATATGATCCAGTATTTTGAACCGGATGATATAGACCTGGATCGTATGCGGTTCTACTGTGCGTGGGACTTGGCTATCGGGCAACGGGACAGGAATGACTACTCGGTTGGCATAGTTGTAGGGGTGGATGAGTACGACCGGATGTTCGTTGTTGATATAGATAGGGGTAGATTTGACGGGTTTGAACTGGTAGAAAGAATATTAGATTTGTATGAATTGTGGAAGCCGTCTATTATAGGCATAGAAAAAGGGCATATTGAAATGGCATTGGGCCCTTTTCTGGAGAAACGTGTCAGGGAGCGGGGGCTTCACGAAGCGTATTTTAAAGATTTGAAAACTGGCAGACGAGATAAAGAAGCTCGAGCCAGAGCTATCCAGGGACGGATGCAACAGGGGATGGTATATATCCCGAGGAATGAAAATTTTTCGGGGCCATTAGTTGCAGAACTTTTACGATTCCCTAATGGAGTGCATGACGATCAGGTGGATGCATTAGCATGGATAGGACTTATGATGACAGAATTTAATACATTTTCTGAAAGAATAGTTCAACCTCCGTCCTGGCGTGATAAGCTTCAACACTTAGCTAAAGAAACCCGAACTAAATCTGCGATGAGAGCTTAATATATGGCAGTACTACCGAAACGAAGAAAAATTTCCGCCCAGGAAGAAGAAACAATTAGCCGTACCCAGTGGGATAGATATGTTCGAGCCCGTGACAATGGGCACGTAGACTATATAGATCTTGCTAAAAAGTGCGATGCTTATTATCAAGGTGAGCAATGGGACTCGGCCGATATAACTGCACTTGATGCAGAGGGGCGCCCCGCGCTAACAATCAATACTATATTACCTACGGTAAATACTGTTCTTGGGGAGCAGGCCAGTAGACGTGCAGATATAAGATTTAAACCTAGGCGAAAAGGCGACCAGCAGACAGCTGATACTTTGACTAAGTTGTTTATGCAGATTGCTGATAATAACAAACTGGATTGGATAGAACAGCAGGTATTTAGTGATGGTCTTATCATGGACGGTCGTGGGTACTTCGATGTTCGTATAGACTTTAGTGACAACATGCAGGGCGAAGTCAGGATAACTGCTAAGGACCCGTTGGATATTATTCTTGATCCGGATGCCAAGGACTATGATCCTAAAACATGGACCGAAGTTTTTGAAACCAAATGGATGACCCTTGATGAGATAGAAGAACTATATGGCAAGAAGCAGGCGGATAAACTTTTATTTATTGCGGAAAATGGTCAGTCGTTTGGCAGGGACTCTGTTGAATATTATGAAACGCGTTTTGGTGATACTGATGACAGCGATGATTATATGGGCACTACTACAGGTTCTGATAGTGAATATAGAAGTATTAAATCTCTCCGGGTAATTGAACGTCAATATAAAAAATTAACTAAAGTAGACTGTTTTCTTGATGCTCAAAATGGAGATATGCGGCCTGTACCTGAAAATTGGTCAGATGCTAAAGCTAAAAAATTTGCAAAACAATATGGGTTGCAGATTTATTCCAAGATGAAAAAACGGGTACGTTGGACAGTAACATGTGATAAAACAGTATTGTTCGATGATTGGTCCCCGTACGATGAATTTACAATCGTGCCGTTTTTTGCGTATTTCCGTAGGGGCAGACCGTTTGGCATGGTGCGTAATCTGTTGTCTCCGCAGGAACAATTGAACAAGGTTACCAGCCAGGAGCTTCATATTGTAAATACAACTGCTAACAGTGGTTGGCTGGTTGAATCAGGGTCGTTAAGTAGTATGCAGGTAGAAGACCTTGAAGAACATGGGGCAGAAACAGGTCTTGTTCTTGAATACAACCGAGGTTCTACACCCCCTGGCAAGATTCCACCAAACCAGATACCTACTGGTTTAGACAGGATAAGCCAGAAAGCTGCTGCAAATATAAAAGATATTAGTGGTATTAATGATTCAATGCTCGGTACTGACAGTGCTGAAGTATCAGGTATAGCTATTCAGGCTAAACAGAATCGCGGCATTATAATGATTCAGGTTCCGTTGGACAATCTTAAGAAAACAAGGTTGTATCTGGCGGAGAAAGTATTAAATCTGGTTCAGAATTATTACACGGAAGAACGGGTAATAATGATTACCAATGAAGAAGATCCTATGAAACCTAATGAACCTATGGTTGTTAATCAAACTCTTCCGGAAGGAATTGTAGTTAATGATATTACTTTAGGTGAGTATGATGTAGTTGTTAATACTGCACCCGCCCGTGATTCGTTTGACGAAGTACAATTTGCCGAAGCTCTTAACTTACGTACGGTTGGAGTTGCAATACCGGACGATGCAATTATTGAGTATAGCCATCTTAATCGTAAGGAAGAACTTGCAACTCGTATACGTCAATTAACAGGACAAGAGCCTCCTACGGAAGAACAAGCGCAAATGCAGCAGATACAACAACAAATGGCTATGCAGCAATTGCAGCTTGAAATAGCCAAACTTGAGGCCGAGGTTCAGAAACTGCAAAGTGAAGCGCAAGTTAATATGGCTAAAGCTCAGGAAAGCGCTAGTAAACCGCAACTTGGCGCTGCAGAACTACAATCTAAACTTGAAATGAAACAGCGTGAACTTGATCTTAGAAGAGAACTTGCAGCTTTAACTAATCAAACTAGGCAGAATCAAGCTAGTACTCAAGCCGCATCTAAATTAGCTGTTACAGCTATGAATACTGCTTCTCGATCCGGTAACGTAACTCCAGAAATGTCTGGGCCAGTCAATATTGATAATTTAAATTAGGAGGTGCGCTATGCCACGAGGAAAAGGAACTTATGGATCTAAAGTAGGTAGACCACCTAAAAAAAAGAAAGATAAAAAATCTAAAAGTAAAAAGTCTAAAAGTAAAAGGAGTTACTAATGGCTGAAGAAGATAAACTTGATCTTGGAGAAAATTTGCCGGGCGCTGATCCTAGAGAGGAAGATCCTGAGCAAAGACTCGATCTTAATTTTCCTGAAGAAATAGAAGAATCTACAGAAGAAGTTGCAGAAGAAGTAACAGAAGAAACTGTTGCTGAAGATAATCAAGATGAGAACGAAACAGATGGTGACATTACGGCAGAGGAAACTACTGAAAATGTTGAAGAATCAACAGAAGCAGAAGAATCAGCAGAAGCAGAACCAGAGGAGCCTGAACTGGAAGAAGCTGCTGAGTTGGAAGAAGAAGCAGAAACAAAACCTAAAAAACCTATGGTCCCAAAGTCGAGGTTGGATGAAGTCCTTGCTAAACAAAGAAAACTTCAAGAACAATTAGATGCTTTAACTGTAGAAAAAGAAACTGTTCCTAGTGAACCTGTACCTGAAGCTTATGATTTTGACTCGAAAGAACTTGAATACCAAGAACATGTACTAAACGGGGAGACTGATAAAGCTGTAGCTCTTAGAAAAGAAATAAGGGCAGCTGAAAAAACCCAACTTGAGTTTGAAATGGGGCAAAAGTTTAATCAATATACTGACCAGTCTCAGCAATTGCAGGCTTTACAAAAAGCAGCTATAGAAATGGAGACCCAATACCCTGTTTTTGATAAAAATTCTGATACGTTTAATGAAGATTATACTAATGAAGTAATACAATTAAGAGACGCTTTTGTTTCTCAAGGTAACGATGTTGTTGAAGCTTTACAAAAAGCAGTAACTTACGTAGTAAAAACAAATGATATTGAAACCATTAGTGAAACATCTACTTTAGACGCTCCGGCACCTAAACAAACTACAAAAACTACTGATCAAGTAGCTAAAAAACGTAAGGAAGTATCTAAAAAACTTAAGGCCGCGGAAACACAACCGCCTGATATGCCTGGAGAAAGTTCTTCTGCGCATGGTGAAAAGGTAGTTGATATTTCTTCTATGACTGATGACGAGTTTAATGCTTTACCAGAGGCTACTTTAAAGCGGTTACGTGGGGATATAGGGTAATAGTTGCATAATTGTAATTATACAGTTATCCTTTTTAAAATTTCGTCTGCTTAAACGATATTAAGCCGAGTCGTTAACGTAAATAACGTATTCGCCTGGTAGGGCGTTAAACATACAGAGCCCGCAGCTCGCTAAATATGCGAAACCGTTTCCCTACGATAG